AAACGGGATATATCAACCCTACTCCTACGACTACGAATGAACAGACAGTTGGGGGAGTAAACTTTCATTGGACTTCACCAAACTTAGAAGCTATACCTCGTTGGTCAATATCAAACGATGGAGCAGCCTTCTCTCTACAAGAAACGCTCATTACTCCAGGGCTGGATACGACAACAACTATAACTCGTCAAATAACAACAAGCACCACCACAGAAACTACAACTACATTTGGGCAGTAGCTATAATCTTTTGCCCTGTAAGGGTTTTGGCTAATACAACAGTCGCATCACCATCATCGAATGCACAAGGTGTAGTAAATAACAATGCAACGATGATTACACCATCAGCTATGCCATCTTACAGAATGAGTCAAGGCATAGTTTGTGCTTCTCCTAGCCTTACAATTACACCTTATGTAACAGATAGTTGGTCTTTCGCACGACCAAAAGAATCTATTACTAGAACACCAATTTATGATGAAGATACTGGAGAAATAAAATATTACTCAGAAATACCTAGATTTGAGAAAGACAACTTCAACTTAAACTATGGAATATCTGCTCAGTTCAATATTCCGTTAGGTAAATCACCCGCCCTTTGTCACGAAGCTAGTGCAGTAAATATCGAAGCTCAAAGACTATTAATTAAGAAAACCAAAATGGAGATCAGTTTATATCGTTTGGAGATGTGTGCAAAACAAGCAAAGTTAGGAGTAACATTTAAGCCTAATACTCCTAGTGCTATTACCTGTGAAGATATTATTGTTAACATCCCACCGAATCAAGTTATCCCACATACTCACAAATTAAAGTAGACAAGCCACGGGCTGTGGTAAGACTTGTCTAAAGAAGCAAAGGCTCTTTGTATCGGCAGAGCTCAAAAGAGTGTACATACAACTTCCTTTGCTTAATATTTATTCTACCTTATCTTTTTTCTTAGTAGTTAATTTCTTAACTATATTTTTAATAGCTGGTTTGATTATATTGAGAATAAGAGGAGAACTCGCAGCCACAAGACCAATAACAGCAGTAGAGACAATAGTGCTAGGTTCTGGGATGTATTGATCCACAAACGAAACGTCTTCATAGAGAGTAATACATTCAACCCCATCTTGCCCTCTTTCATGCCCGATAACACGTTCTAATCGTTTTTCGTTACGAAAGTCTCCTACCCTCTGATCTTTCTTACTGGGACAAGGTTCTAATTCAATCGGTTTATCTTCTTTAATTTCTGGTATCTCTGGAGTCGTTGCTTCTGGTAAGGGTGGAGTTTCATTATTAACAGGAACTTCTTTTGCAATGACCAAGTTCTCAGGTGTATAGTCAAGAGGAATGAAACTAGGAAATGGCACATCGCACGTTGTATATACTCCATTAGGATCATCCAATAATAGATTACGATTACCAGTATTTTTTATATCACGATGCTGATAGGTACAACCAAGAACATCTATATCAGGTGGCTTTGTAATAGTTAAATAATGAGGAGTATATATTTCTGGAACGTCTGGAATGTATATCTCAGGAATACTTATATCAGGTATATCAGTCATGAATTAAAGTGTTTTTAAGTTTTTTTCGCAAAATTTCATAAGATGTTTCTTCTTCAAAATAAAGCGATAATAAATAACGATCTTTACTATCTAAGTTTATAACTGCGTGTTTCTTTTGATTATTAAATAAATAATATGTATCAGGTTTATATTTAAGTTCAATAATATTGTTGTGATAATATTCATCTTTGAATTTTCCAAACAATAAATAACTATGATGATCTTTGCTTATTAAACAATTAATACAAGACTGTCTGTAGCTATCAACGTGCCAATCATAAAAAGATTTATTTTCAACTTTTAATAATCCTAATTGTTTAATCGGATGAATTTGATTAATTTGTTTTAGAGGTAATTCTTTTTCAATCCAAGAACTGTCGATAGGAATTGCATCAAACCCAAAATGTTCTTCCCATAATAAATTTTTAGTAGATATTAAATGTTCAAGATATGAAACTAATTGATCAGATTTTGTTTTTATTTCTGAAAAACAATCAGTTGGTTTCATTTACCAAGTTTTTTAGGAATTGGCATAGATTCTCCTGTCATCTTTGGTAAGCCCTTATCAAGTACTTTAGGTATCATTCCTTGTACACTACCAAGAACTTTGTTCATCATTTTTGTTTGGAATTGTTCTGAAGTTACATACTTGTAACCAAAGTACCCTCCACCAATAACAGAAGTTACCATTACAAATGAGACAATACTTAAAATGTTTGCGATTTTCTGAAACATGGTCAAAGAATTACTTAATAAAATGGTAGCACCACTTACTCTGATGGTACTACTTCTTCTTGTGGGTTTGATGCCTCTGTATCTGATGGCTGGTTTGCTTCGGATGTCTCTTGAATCTCAAGAATCTGCTGTTCAAGAATCTTCATCGCACCGTTAACTTCATGCAAGGCAATAGTAAGATTTTGCCTTTCAACAGCTAACTGTTGTAATCTTTCTTGTAAATTCATAATTTAAGCGTAGAGGGCTTTACCTGTAGTTATAGCAGCATCTATGTCTGTAAACGATTCGGATGTCCAGATAGAAGTAGTCTCATCAAGTTTTTTATAATCCTTAATAATTTCAAGATGATCTGTGTTTCTTTTAATGTAGGCTTTCCATTCAGCCTCAGTATCGGCAGATCCTGTTCTTGTTGTATAAGCTGAATAATTTGCGTCTGCATTAATCAGTGTAACGCTATCACCAGCAGCAGAAAAGATTGCTGCGATTTCATCTGCGGTTTTTTCTTCCATAATTAAAAATTAGGTTACTTTAAGTTTACCCTGCTTCGAGGGCTGTGACTTTTGCGGATAACTCCTTTATAGCATTAACAAGTATTGGAACCATTCTTTCATATTTCATTCCATAACTCATACCATCCTCTGTAAGATTGACAACTAAAGAATTATCATTAGATGCACCATACCCATTCGCTTTTTCTACTTCTAATGCCTCCTGTGCTAAAAATCCAATATGTAATCTATTTCTCTTCTTTGATCCGTCAGGTGTTCCGAATGGCTCTGTATCAGTTCCATACCATGTTCTTCTATCCCATCTATAAGTAACAGGTCTTAGTGCATTAATCCAAGCTAAGCCAATATTGAAACTTGTTACGTCTGTCTTATCTCTTGAATCAGAACTTGATATTGAAGTATCTGCACAAAATAAATCACCAATAGAGTTATTTCCTAAGCAAACTGCATTACTTCCTGTTGTTATCTGTCCTGATGGTGAACTACTACTTCCTGCATCTCTACCAAGCATAAGGTTATTATTGCCAGTTGTAATATTATTGCCAGCTTCATGACCAACAGCAGTGTTGTCATTAGCCGTTGTGTTTGATTGTAAAGTATTTCTACCGATAGCTATATTAGCTCCTCCAGTTGTGTTTGCTGTTAGAGCGTTATAACCTAAAGCATAATTACTATCGGCTGTGGTATTTGCATCTAGAGCATGGTTTCCAATAGCTACATTATACTGTCCTGTTGTGTTTGCTCCTAATGCAAGATAACCTACAGCAGTGTTATTTCCTCCAGTTGTGTTTGCGTCTAAAGCTTTAGTACCCAAAGCAGTATTATTATCAGCAGTAGTATTTCTTGTTAAAGCATCTTTACCTAAAGCGGTATTGTTGTCGCCTGTAGTATTGGCATCTAAAGAATATGCTCCTACAGCTGTGTTACTACCTCCAGTTGTGTTTTTCCTTAAAGCATCCATACCAACTGCTGTACCGTCATTAGCTGTAGTGTTATCTCCTAAAGCAGCCTTTCCAACGGCTGTATTATATTGTCCAGTTGTATTATCTGTTAAAGCGGCATATCCAACAGCAGTATTGTTGCTCGCTGTAGTATTAGCATCTAAAGCAACAGATCCTACGGCTACATTATATTGTCCAGTTGAAATGCTATATCCAGCAGAAGCACCTACAGCAGTGTTGTTATCAGCCGTTGTATTTTCATGTAAAGCAGCATAACCAACAGCAGTGTTATAATCTCCAGTGGTAGTTTTTTGTAAAGAAGCTGAACCTGTTGCTGTATTTTGTGTCCCAGTTGTGTTGGCATTTAAGGCTGCATAACCAAGAGCAGTATTGTTATTTGCTGTACTACTTGATGATAAAGAACCACTACCTATGGCAGTATTTTGATCGCCAGTAGTATTAGCATCTAAACAATTTCGACCAACTGCGGAGTTATCCGCACCAGTTGTATTTAAACGTAGTGAATCATGTCCAACAGCAGTGTTATATAAACCTGTGGTATTTTGATTTAATGAGCTACTTCCAACAGCAGTGTTTTCATTAGCAGTTGTGTTTGCTGCTAAAGCATTTGCACCTACTGCTACAAGTTCAGCTCCAGTTGTGTTTGCTGCTAAGGCAGAACGCCCAACAGCAGTATTGTTTGATGCGGTTGTGTTTGCGTTTAAAGCACTTCTTCCCAAAGCAGTATTTTCAGTTCCAGTTGTATTACTTGATAATGAATTATGACCTATCGCTGTATTATTACTTGCTGTAGTATTAGCATCTAAACAAAAATTACCTATAGCTACATTATCAGCTCCAGTTGTGTTTGATAATAATGCTTGCTTACCTACCGCTACGTTATTACTAGCCGTTGTATTGTTATATAGAGCCTGATAACCAATAGCAGTATTTCCACTGCCTGTACTATTCAAACCTAAAGAATAATATCCTAAAGATGAATTTTGAGAACCAGTTGTTGTATCTGTAGAGGCGTAAGCACCAATAGCGGTATTATTTGTTCCAGAGGTGCAATCTTCAAGAGCTTGAAAACCTACAGCAACATGAATATTTGTAGTGGCTGCGTTTCTGAGAGAGTTATAACCAACAGCAGTATTAGCATTAGCAGTGGTAATTGATTTACCCGCTCCAAAACCTACCGCAGTGCTAAATTGCGAAGAAGTTAATGCCGTTAATGCTTCTTTACCAATAGCAGTATTACTTCCACCAGTAACCGAAGCATCTAAAGCACTTTCTCCAAGAACAGTATTACCAGCAACAGAATTTGCTCCTTTACCTACAGTTACGCTATTTATTGTTGCATCAGCACTAGAAGTTAAACCACCAGTTAGTGTTCTTAAATCAATCCAGCCATCATTTGCTGAATTACGCATTTTTAATAAACTATTACTTGTATCAGCCCACAACATATAAGCTGCTGTCGTACTAGGAGCAGAACCAGAACTGTTATTAGTTAATACCGCTTGCAGTACATTATTTAAATCAGTTCGGACATTAGCTCCAGTGGAGTTATCTATAACATAATCATGAGTAGCCATTACCTAATCCAATTTTTTATCTAAGTATATCTTAATTCAATACTAACTACCACGCCCGAATCCAATGGCTGTATATTTGAAATTTCTATTAACATTACTGCCACCATTCCTAATATCTATATCAAATCCCGTTCCAGAAATATTTGATAAGAAAAATTCATCTCCAGCCGTCATGTTTTCAATAGTGACTCCTATTGTTGGTAAAGCAGAACCAGCAGCAACATCAGTTCCACTAGATCCTGTAAAAAAGGATTGAGCAAAGGTAACAGACTTAGTTGAAGTTGTAGAAGCTATTGCAGTATTTACAGTTTCGACCCTTCTATCAAGCTCTGCTGTATAACCTAATTGATCTATTTCAATACTTTGTGCTGGATCGTCTGAATCCATTTCACATCTAAATTTAAATCCTCTTGCAATAAATGTTCCATTTGCAAAGATATTAAATTTTGAAAATTCTGAACCAATAGTGACGTTTCCACTTGTGGTCTGACTAGCTGCTGCTGTAACTGTAAAAGTATTGGTGTCTTTAGTTTTTATCTCATAATTACCATTAACTCCACTACCAGAGGTAAAGGTAAGAACTACAAAACTTCCTATTGCAAATCCGTGGCTACTTTTAGTTACAGTTATAGTCGTACCAGATTGAGCATACGTTCCAGAAACCGTTGCATCTGGATCGCTGTCAGTTGTTGCTACCAATAGTTTTGCATTAACATCAAAAGCAGTAGCACCATCAAAGTCTGTCCAAGTATCAATATTTGCTGTTCTTTTATCAATTAAATCATTAGGATAAAAACCTTGTGTTACGAAATGACGTTTTAAACGTAAAGGTTGTTTACTGCCTAAATCTAAAGTATTAGCAAATTCATAAGAACCACCAGTAATATCGACAGCACCAAGAAAATCAAAGTCAGCAATGGCATCAAAATCTGTGACATCATCTAATATTTCTAATGAACCTAAAACAAGACCATTAACTTCATCACTATAAAAACAATCAACTTTATCTCCAGCGAAAGGTGTCGCATCTGTATCTTCTCGATCAACAAAAACAGCTAATTTTGGTTGTGGATCAGGAGTTGTTACAACAACAGAAGTTTCTCCAGAGCTTAGTCTGCCACCATCATCTCTGAACTTAAGAATATACTCTCCATCAACTGCTGGTACTAATGTTTCTGATACGTTACCTGGCAAAGCAGGGATAATCGGAACTGAATTGGTAAAGGTAGCTGAACCGTCTGTTAAATTACTGTGTCGAACAACTACGTTTCCACCATGCGTAACATCAATATCTGTAGCTTTATCAAAACGTAGTCGTATAAATTGATCTGAAACTGGTTCGACAAGTAATCCTGTAACATCCTGTGGAACTGCTGTTTTACCAACAGCTTCAAAAGTTATATCAGTAGAAGTTGCAGATAACTGCTCAAAAATATTATAAGAAAAAACTTGTATGGTATAGGTTCCTAATCTACTGTTCATTATTTCAAAATCAGGTCTTGTTACTCTTTCAGAAATAACATTATCATTCCCAAATCTATAATTAACTTGATATTGACTTACACCAACAACTGTTTGCCAACTAATAACAATTTTTGAAACTGCTTGATTATTAATAGGAAATATTTTTTCAACAGCATTTAAAGCACTAGGAGGTTGTGGAATTGCGTTTAAAACTGATACATTTCTTGCTGGTAGAGCTTCACCATCTTCAATAAAAGCATATTTACCCTCTAAATAAGATAAGGCTGTAACTGAATAATTTATACCATCTTGTTCTTGTACTGTTATTACTCTAAAAAGTTGAGATTGAGTAGTGACGTTTGATATAAGAAAGTTTGCATTTACATTAGGAGTTTGAGAAAAAGCAGAACTTACAGTAATAGTCCCACCTGATACAGATGAGATTGCCTTACTTTCAAACGATCCATCGGGTAAAATTACAGCTAATGTTGCATCTCCTACAGGATTACCACTAGCATCTAAAGCTAAATCAGTTGCAAAGGTATCATCAACAGTAACAACAGTTGTAGAAGTAACAGCAGATAATCTTCCTCCTCTTCTTACACCTGCTCTAACTGGATCTTGTATTTCAATAATGGCACCCGGTCTAACTACAGTTCCAGAATCAATAGAAGTTGTAAAAACAACAACTTCTGACTCATTTTGTTCTGCAAATAATATCGCTTTACCTAATCTTCTGGCTTGACCTCTTGATGTACAAGCAAATGCTTTTATTTGTTTAATAACAGTGCCAATTTTTGATATTGCGGTTGCATCTTCTACCACCTCAAAATCATTTTCCTGACTATCCATGTTGTAGTAGGAAACAGAAACAACACTATGTCTTGTCTTTAAACTACTACCAGAATAATTAAAACCCTCTTCACCTACATTTGATAAGGTGAATAAATAACTTGGATCAGTAGGTTTGTCTTGGGTGATGCTAATTGAACCAGCAGACCATATTGGCATACAACGCATTACACCAGCCAATTCATTTATTAAATTAAATGCCTCTGCTGGACTCTGAATATTTACATTGCAACTGAATCGAGCCTCTTGCCCACCTTGACCATCATCAACTAATGTATTTGCAAATTTAGATGCAGTTACAAAAGAAAATAAATCAAGATTACTGTCTGTTATATGATCTCCGAAACCATACCTTGTATCTGTAAGTAAATCTAGTAAAACCATTGCAGGGCATGAACACCAAACAGCAGCACCCATAACGCCATTAAATATATAGCCATCTGGATAAACTATTCTTCCTGTTTGTAAATCTACAGTTGGAGTGCCTGATCCACTAGCACCAGCACCCGGTATTCTTATTTTTACTCCTCTTACACGGAATTTTCTTGTGGGTACAGAGTTGAACTGCATTGAGTCCAAACGTAAAGAACAATAAGCACTATTTAAATATGTATTGGCATCATCTATTATTTCTGAGAAACTTGTCCATTGAAATTCATCTGTTAAAAAAGAATCAGTACTATCTGCTGTGACTCTGCTCACTCTTATATCTACAGGAAAATCACCAGTAAGATTTATTCCATGATCTATTTGATATGCGTCAGCAGTTCTACCAGAAATAGTCTTAGTAATCAAATCAGTAAAACCACCTGAATTATATTGAACAGAAATTTTATATTGTATTTCTGAACCTAATATGTCACCTTTATCTGTTGCCTTTTGTAGTTGAGGAATAGTAATAGTTACATTTATTCTATCTACATTTGTATTTGTTATTTGTCTTGTTACAGGAGTTGAATTTGTAACAGTAACACCTACTGAAGTAACAGAAGAACTACTTTCAATACCTTCTATTTTTGCTTGATCGCCTGTACCAAATCTTGGTACAAACGAAACATCTTGAAAGTTAAAATCAGTATCAGTTGCGTTAGCAGAATCTGCTGAAGATTGAAGAACAGGGGTATCATTAAGAAATACATCCTTAAGAGCAGCATTGTTATAAGCTGTTGTTCCTTGCGTTCTACCTTCTTTTGAAGCGGTTGCAAAACCCTCTATCTCACCTTCTGATATTAAGTCAAGGAATGTTGCAAACTGTCTACTATGTAAAGTGTCAGGTGTTCTTGTAGGTGGTGGAGGCGTTTTTCTTCTACGTCTAGCACCAATAATTTTCTTTGGTATATCAGTCATGCTCGTACCTGTTGTGTATCTATAGCAGCACTAATAACAACTGAACCCGTCATTATTTCTCCATAACATATAGGTACAGGTGTTCCAGCCCTTGCTGTATTTTGCGTTCCAGCAAAACTGAATGATAAACGTGGATCTTGCTCTGAGCTAAATTCTGGTAAATCTGGCAGAGGAAATAATAAATCACTAACACCTGATAAAACTAAACTTGCACCAACACCAACAGCAGCTTTAGCTAAAAACCCAACTTTAGCGAATGGTACAGCGCCAGCAGCTATCCCTTTTGCAGTAAAAGAACCAAGAGTTAAAGGAGAAAACATAAAAGCACCTGCTATTAAAGCAGCACCTAATAATATTCTGCCAAATCCTCTAGCTCCAGTAATAACAGGTACAAAATGTATATCTTCTTTACCTATAGGATGATGTATTTCTGATTCATCTATTGCATAGTTACCAACTTTTACCTGATAATATTTTGGATTCATATAAGCTTCAACCTGTGGGAAATTATTAATTAAAAAACTGACAGCTTTTTGTAAGCTATCAACTTGCACTTCAAATTCTTTATGTCCTACAAATTCTGCAAGTTCACCGTATAATTTTATTTTACGCAACATAACGATACCTGCCTCCTGTACATTTTAATAACCAAGGATTGTATGGCTCCCTACAAGATAGTCTATCTGCTGAATGGTGTAAAACATCCCCATCTATAAAAATACCTACATGATTTAATCCTTTTCCTAAAATACTCATTGCTAAAACATCTCCATTCATTAAAGGTTCATCTGGTTTTAATAATCTAAATCCTCTACTTGGTAAATATCTTTCAAATACTGGATCGTCTGTAAATTCTTCTATTCTTGTTGGTCTTTCATAATCTAATAATTCAATACCTTTTTCTTCCTTATACCAATCAACTATTAGTGACCAGCAATCTGTTACAGCCCAAACCCAAGGCCTTCCAAGTAAAGGTGCTTTATAACCACATGGCTCATAATATCCCCACTGTTCTGTTTTTGGATTAACAATATACCAAGGCAATTTTGTACTTTCACAACTCATTTTATCTGCCTGACTAGCTACAGGAGGTGTATCAGGATGTGAATGAATAATTGCTGTAATTTCTCCTAAATTACTACCTTTTATATAATCCTCTGGATCTAAAATAAAATATTCATTTGAATCTACAGATAAATTACGACAAGGATGATATCTTTCTTTACCTCTTATGTTAAGCAATAAACCACAAGACTCATCAGGATCTTGTTCTTTCGCATGAGCAAGAGCAGCTTCTTTCCAATTCATCCGCTAAAAGTACCGATTGATGGAAATTCAGCCCTAGTGCATTGACGTTTAGGCGCACGAATACCTGCAAGATCAAGAACCGAAGCAAGTTCAAATTGTACAAATTCTCTATTTTCTGATACCTTTCTATCAATAACAAAAATTTCCTGTGGAAATTCTGCTGTTGCATCTGGTGTCCCATAAGGATTCACATTGCTTTCAAAATTAACAGCATCAATAAATCTAGCAAGGGTTCTTATTCTAGTTACAGTCGCACCAGTAAGATCATTTCCTGTAGTTGTTGTATTTACACTTAGTAAAATAGCTGTGATAGTTCCAAGTGCATTACTAACAGTTAATGTAGGTCTTGGTAATTGTCCTTTGCCATATTCAAAACCCTCTGCTTTTATAGGAAATCTTTGATAACTATTGCCAGCCCATACAATTTCTCCATTTTCTTTCAAAGATGTTCCAGCATGAAATCTATAAATTGTAGTTGCTCCATGCAAACTATTATCTAGTTGTAAAGTAAATAATTCTATAACGGATGAGGGGTTTGCATTTTGTAGATTACTTACAATAGCAGAACTACTCATGGTTCAAATACCTCTCTGAATGTGGTATTAATTTTTGCTCTATTATTATATGGTATAGATTTTGTCCAACTTTCACAAACAAATTGTTTTGCACCTGATACAGTTACAGATACATTTCCACTATTTGTTGCACTTGCAGCAGCAGTTACAGTAAAAGTATCAACAGAAGCAGAAGAAGCAACAATAAATGTTCCATCTGTTGCAGAACCAGATGTATAGTCAAGAGTTACAGTTTCGCCAATAGCAATACCATGATTGGTCACAGTAATTGTAACGGTGGTTCCAGATTGGCTGTAAGTCCCTGTTTTTGAAATGCCTTCGCCCGGAGGTGTAAAGGTAAAGCTTGCTTGGTCATTAGCTCTACTATCTAAAAACGCCTCAATAACATCTGACTCTGTTTCTGATACATCAAATTGCAGAGTATAAACTTTTGGATTTTGATGACTTGCCAAACCAAATAATATTCTGTGTTCATAACCATCTGCAAAACGTACAACTCTATTTACTGGAGCAGACTTTTTACTAAAACTTGAATAACTTGGTGTAAAGGATGGAAAAGTAGCCATTATGCAAGTAAACCTCCGGGTCTTTTCTGTTTAATTAATTCAGATTCTATTGCTGCTGATAAGGCAACACCTAACTGTCTGCCTTCATCTTCATCACCTTCAACATTAGAACCTGATGCGTCTACATTAACAACAATATTATTTGTAACACCACCGCCTATTTTATTATTTGGAATAATAGTACCTGCAGAAGATGGAACAAAAATCTCGGGTCCTTTTTCTCCTACGATTGATGGTCTATTAGCAGGTGGTCTACCACCATTTGCAAATCCGGGCAGATTAGAAAATATACCAAAACCTGTACTTTTCAATAATGTGTTTATACCAAGTCTTAACAAATCACTTGCTATGCCTTGTAATATGCTCCTTGCTGCATCTCCTAATGACCTTGTTTGCATGACAGCATCATGTAAAGCATCAGAAACACCAGTGGCAATATTATCTCCAATTTTTTTAAATATTTCTCCTTGTCTTTTTGCTGCTTCGTTTGCTTGTTCTATTGCTGTTTTTTGTTTATTTAATTCGTGGTTTTGTTTTGCTAAAGAAACAAGTCTTGCCTCTTCTTCTCCTTCAAATTCTCTTTTAATTGCTGCAATTTGTTGTTCAAGGTCAAACTCTTTTTTCTTTTCTTCTCCTTTGATTTGATCTCTTTGTACAGATTTGGTAAGTTCTGCATTTTGCTTCTTTAAGTTCTCTAATTGCAAATTAAATTGTTGTTTTAAATCTCTTGCTTCTGCATTTGGTAAACCTTCTTTTAATTGTATTAATTGATTATTTACTTCTGCCAATTCAAGTTTTATATCTTGCGCACTTCTTGTAAATATGTCTAAACCTGCAAAACCAGCAATACCCATTAAAAGTCTGTTTGTATTATCTAATTGTTGGTTTAAAATTTCTTGTTCTTTTTCTAGCTCTGCAATTTCTGCTCTTAATTGATTTGCTGTACCTTGTTCTAAAAGCTCGTTAAATGTTCGCTGTTCATTAATGCCTTCAAGTAATTTAGTTATATACATTCCAAGACCAATAACAGCTAAACCAATTCCAGTTTTAGCCAAAGCAACCTTAAACGCTGTAGCTGCAGCCGTAGCCTTTGCAAATCCACCAGCAGTAGCAAAAGCCATTGTTGTAGTTACACCTAATTGACCACTCGCTGCAGCAGCAGCAATAGACATTGTTGCAAGTTGTGCTTTTGTTGCAGCTATAACTACCGATAAACCTTTAAAAGCTAATGCTGCACCTGTAATAATTGCTACTGCCTGACCACCCTCTCCACTTAAAGCATTCAACAAAGCTGTAAGTGCTTTTACTGCAGGCTCAACAACAGGGATAAGAGACTTGCCTAAGGCTTCACTAAAATCACGAAAAGATTCGCCTAAAGTATCAACAGAACCAGCAAAGCCTACAGCAGCAGCTTGGGCTAACTTGTTATAACTTTCATCTACAATATCCAAAATCATGGTATGCGCTTTCGCTACCTGATTTGTTTTCATTAACTCTTTTATTACTTTTGTTTGTTGCTTGGTAAAAGCAATACCAGAACGATTTAAGTTTGATAAATTTCTCTCAGGGTCTTGTAATGCTTTTGCAAGTTGCATGAAAGAAGTACTAACATCAACTTGGTTAACCTGTGCAATATCTGCTGCTGCTTGGGCAACTCTTGAATATGAATCAACACCAATATTTCTAAAACTTGTTAACAAGTTGAAACCTCTTGTAAATTCTTCTTGATTGAATAAAGTTGTTTTGCCTAATTCATCTGCTGCTTTTTGTAATTCTCTTAACGAAGCTGAACCTGCACCTAAATTACTTATACCTTGCTCAAGAATCGCAATATCTCTTTCCCTAGCAAGAAAAGTTCCAATACTATTATTTACAACAGAAAAAGCTGTACCAACAGCAAGAATTGGCGCAACACTATTTCTTAATGCTGTACCTAAACCTTTTGCTGCAGTAGATGTTGCAGCTAAAGATTTTGTTGTACCCCTTGATGCTGCTGATAATCTATTTGTAGCTGCAGAAGCATTATTTAAAGAACTGACAGCATTTCTGGTGTCGACTCTTAAGGTAACAATACTTTCAGCCACTTAGCTTACAAAATACATTTCTTTTATCTTACCTGTTATTTGCCTTTAGTCGCATCTTTTTTTCATTATCAGCTTTGATTTCGTAATATGCAACCCAATATATCAATTCCTCTTCTGTCATGTTTTGTCTTAACTCAGTTAATGTTTTACCTAACTCAGATGCGAGAAACAACTCGAAGTTTAGCCAGTTATTTCTCTTTAATCGTTTTTTGCTGTATCAACATCTATTTTCAGTTCAAACAAAAATAGCTCTATATCATTCAAAACTTTCTCTGGTAATAATCTTTGTAGGTCTGGTGCATCAGCCAAAGCAAACATTTTTGACCCATCTTCTTTCTGTGCAATCTGACAAAGCAGTTGTGTAGATACCATTAAAGCATCATCAGTACCAACAGCAGTTTGTGCCTTTTGTCTGTCATACCTTGTTAAGGGTGGAAAGTAAACATCTATTTTTTGACCAGAAGGTAACTCTAATTCATATTTGCGTCTTGCAGACATAACATCACTGAATCCCTCAGTGATGATGTCAATGGTTCTTTTTGTTGTCATGTAATATTTGTTGTATTACCCTAATGTACTATATAGCTGAAGTTATGGCACCTGATGTAATAAAGTTCACTGTTATGACTTGTATCTCACCTAAAGTTGCACCATATTCTGCACCAGTAATAATTCCAGAAAAGCTAATTTTTTTTGCTGATGTATCTGCATCTGGAAATAACTCAAACAAAGCATCTGCAGCATCGCCAGTTACTAAGACATCATCAATAAAAGCTTGATAGTCAGAGTTACCAGCAGTATCATATAAAAGCTCACAAGAACCTTCGCCAGATATAAGACCACCAACAAAAGTTTTTGAAGTATCCCCTTGATTGGTTGTTTCCATTGTGTCTTTTGTAATTGATAAAGACCAAGACCTTGTAGATGCAACGTCAGCTTCTGTTCCCGCTGCATTATGGAACATAACTTTACCTACATCACCTTTAACTGCTGTTGCCATGACAATAAAAAAAAGTATTTATTTTATATTAACCTTTTTCTGACTTTTTCACATCTTTTTTAGGATTTTGTTGTGCCTCATAATATTTTCTACATTCTGGATCCCAATAATTTGGATTCCTCCTGCCTTTAACAGCTTCTATTGCATCAAGCATTTCTTCTGTGATTTCAAGTTTTGCCATAATTAAAGATCCTCATATATTTCAAAAGTTATTCTTATTTGTGTTTGAAATTTACCTTCAGGACTTAATGTTAATATTTCAGGTCCTACAGGGGCATCAAAGATAACATTTGAAACTGTAATATTATTGTAAAGGTCACGCAGTCTTTTGCCAATAACATAATTTGAACCAGCACCAATACCTTCTTCTGTGAAAATATTTAAAAGAACTAAACCAACAACACTATTAGTAGAGTTTGCAGAACCACCCATTGTTAAATATTCACCAGCACCAAAGCTTGTTATACATTGAACGAAAGTATCTTCTGTTGTCGAATCAAAAGACATATTATTAAATACAACGGGAATTGCAGGGCTACTAGCAAGTTCTGTTGCAAGTCTGCCTTCAATAGTAGATCGAACTGTATTAAGATCGGTTGCGGCCATTACTTACTCCTAATGATTCTTTTTAATTCTTTTGGAATATAACCTACTGTAAGTTGCTTGGCTTGTAATTCTGGAAAGCCTTTTATGGTCTGTTGCCTTGTTCTGTATCTACCTTTCCAACTAGGTGGTAAAGCTGTTCCATATATAACTGGTTCCGCATATTCCATTCTGTTAATAATAGTGCCTTTAAATTTTCCTATATCAGTTTTCCAATCATTTCTTAAATTACCAGTATCTACAGGTGTAGCTTTTTTTGCCAATGTAGTCCACTGTAATGTTGTTTTCTGTACTAACTCTTGTACTGCTTCTGCCATAAGATCATCTATCTGTTCTAATTTAATTTGTCTAACCATAGTTACCTCAAGACAAGTTCAAAACTAATAGGAGTATTATTTTGCTCATTTACAGAAATACTTATTATTTTAAATTCAACACTACTTATAACAACTCTATCTTTTGTGGTTGGTACAAAGGTAAGGTCTCCAGCAGATATAGTTAAAATTTTATCTTGAGACTCGATAAGATCATTTACCTCAGACCTATTTACATTACTCAATGAACCTTTAATTGTTGTATCAGAAGTTGTCTCTGTTATAGCACCAGTAGTCGTATTGTATGAACCAGCAGTAACTTGCCTTATAGTTACATCTCCACCAAGTTTACTAAGTGTTTTTGATGCAGCTTTTTTTAAGGCATTCGCAAGGCTCATATTAGATAAGCAACAACAGTTCCACTTGCAAGTGTAATACTAGTAATTACACCTTCAATCTTACAGTTGGATTTCAGATCAATACTTGTAAGATCGCCAGTAATATTCTCTGCTACTAAAGTTGCAATTTCAGAATCTTTGATTGCTTGAACACAACCAAATCGACCTGTGTGTGCATCAGTATCATTAATAATTTTGGCGGCTGGGTAGTAGCTCATTGTTAACTCCTTTTAATTGCGACATTGCCGGGTCCACTTATTCGTAAACCAGTAAAGTACCGTTCAAATAGTGGTGGTACTCTATCAGCACCAACCGAACCATAAAAATTCGGTGTTGCATCAAGATTACCGATTTTAACATTTTTAAAATCTTCAAGACCACTTAATCCTAAACCATCTTTGTTGTTATTCAAGTAAACAGCTAATATAACTTGTGCTTTTTTAACTTGTTCTGGTATTTCTGTATCTGTAAAATAATCAGTTGATATACGAAATGGAAAACCCGTTGCATAAGTATTAATGTAAGTATCTGGTTTCCTGACACCTGTACGAGGCCATTGTAATGCTTGTGTATTAGTTACTCTTGCACCTAAAAATCTTTCTCGGTCGACTCTTACCGCAGCAGTGTATAAAGCTCTGTTTTTATAATCATCACTAGTCGTACCAGCAATCCAAGCTGCTACATCATCATCAACAATAAGCCCATCTACAATTGCATTTGCATCAGATAGTGTTATATAACTATTCGCTGATGCTCCTCCTACTGTTGCGTCTATCGAGATTGCCATTTTGTTTTACTTTGGTTTTCTTTTTTTTAGAGGGAGCAGAGACTACCAATTTGGCAGCCTCTTGTTCTCTCATTCGTCTAAAAGCGAATATACCCATTAACTAGATGCACCTTTTAATGCAACAAAATTAATGACAATAGCTTCACTCAATGAACCAGCAGAAACATTTGAAACTGTGATTGCAAATGAACCAGCAGCAATAGTATTTGCAGCTACAAGATAACTGCCAGCAGTACCAGCAGAGCCATGATTAACTACTACAACATCTGTCGCAGCAATTTTATCATTGGTAACTGTAAATGATACTTCTGCAGCAGCAGCTA